AAAGGGTATGAAACATTCTGTTTTATATGATAGTACTATGAGGCATCTTATGCAAGATTTCACCGGGGATGAAAGTGAAGATCATCTCGGAGCTGCATTATGGAATATCATGGGTATGATCTGGAATAGAGATAATAAACCGGAATTGGATGATCGTAAAGAATATGAATAATATTAAAATTTATACAGCTACGAAAAGTAAAAAAGAGACGACACCTCTCTATAAATCTTTAAATCGTGTTTTAGCAGATTACGGCCCTATAATGCCGTTTGATGTACACTACGAAGAGAATAATACTAGGAGTTTGCAAAAGTGCTATAATAATTTCTTAGAAGATGCTAAGCAGAATGATATTGATATTGCTGTCTTTATACATGATGATGTTTTTATTAATGCAAGAGACTTGCGATCTCGTCTACAGGATAGCGCGAACCGATATACAGTATTTGGGCTAGCTGGAGCTACTTCCTGTAAAATTGGTAACCCTGCTTTATGGCATCTTATGTCGGAAAGAAAGGATCAGAGAGGTTGTGTAGCACACGGGAATGAAGAGTCGTATATGTATACGTCTTTCGGGCCTATCCCTAGCAGATGCTTAATAATCGACGGGGTATTCATTGGTATTAATATAAAGCAGTTACACGAAGAAGTAAAATTTGATGAGACGTACCCTTGTAAATGGCACTATTATGATTTAGACTTCTGTCTTGAATGTAATAGGAACAATGTTAAAATGGGTGTTGTAGATATACCTATCATTCATTCTAGCCCTGGATTGACAAATCCTGATAAAGAGTTTTATGATGGCCAGCATTACTTTATTAATAAATGGAAAAAATAGATTTAGATTATTTCGAGAAAGTTATTGTATATAAAAGCTTGACAGATGAAAAATACCTGGCAGATATTATAGGTCATATTGACCCTGCTCTTATAGCTAATAAAAGCATTAAGACTATTTTCACAGTCATTAAAGATTTTTACAGTAAGCGTGGTGCGCCACCTACAGTAACTGAACTTAAAACATATCTCGTCAACGATGAAGTGAAAGATGCTTTTAGAGCTGTTGCTGGTACTTTTAACGAGATTGACAAAAAACTTAATAAAGATGAACTCCTCGAAAATACCGAGAGATATCTTAAAGAACGTGCAATTTATCATACTATGATGGATGTAGCAGAAGATATTACATCAGGTAAAGTTGATACGAGTTATATTCTAGAAAGATTTGAAAAGAGCTGCCGTATTAATCTTAAAGATGATATCGGGTTAGATCTATTTAAAGACATCGATACCTTAGTTGATGATATTACAACAGATCAGCCAGTGATTTCATCCGGATGGACTTGGTTAGATGAAAAGCTTGACGGCGGATTTCGAGCAAATGGCAGAGCGTTTTATGTTTTTGCCGGTCAGACAAACGTCGGTAAAAGTATCTTCCTAGGTAATATTGCTGCTAATATGTGCCGGCAAGGTAAAAACGTGGTTATTATCTCTCTAGAAATGAGTGAGATAATGTACGGGTGCCGCGTTGCGTCTGATATAACTAGAATACCAATAGCGAACTTAAAAGACGAAGCTGTTACTCTTAAGCATACTATTAATGAGATTGGTGAAACGCCATCAAACGGTAAAATCTTAATTAAAGAGTTTCCACCGAATACTATTAGTGCACAACAAGTTGCGAGTTATATCAAGACAGTTCAAATGCAAGGTATACATATCGACGCTATTGTTCTAGACTATATTAATCTCATTCGAGGTTCGATGAATTCAAATCTTTATGAGCGTATTAAGACTGCTGCTGAAGAAATCAGAGCCCTTACATATAAGTTTGAATGCCCTATCATTAGTGCTACCCAGCTTAACCGTACAGGGTATGATGTAGAAGCGCCGAAACTAGATAGTATTGGGGAAAGTATTGGTCTAGCGGCGACATCTGATGTAATCGTGGGCATTACACAGAGTGATGAAGATAAGGAGCTCAGTATAATCAATTTACATATGATGAAAAATCGTTTTGGTCCGAATTTTGGCAGTAATCAAATGCGAATTGATTTTAATACTCTTACTATTAGCGAGGATGAAACGTTAAATGATGATGACGGTGATTTAGGAGGAGCAGCTAATGCACTTGATATGTTGAGTAATTAAAAAAAGGAACTAAATAATTTGTAATGTCCAAGCACGACACAGTACAAATTATTAAGAAGTTTATAACCGATTATACATCAACGCTAGCTTACTTTAAAGAGTCAGATTTATATAAAGGTAGCGTTGTACTTGGTAGTACGAGTTATAATATTTTAGGAGCCTTTTTTTCAGCAAACCCCCATTCTATTGCTAATAAAGCATTAGAGGATCATGGAGGTGATATTATATTTTTAATTAATATTGAAAAGAACGTAGTTCTTATGAGAAAGAATAAGAACTGCGGTATCGATCTAGGTAAGCTAGCTAAGCAGCTCTCTTCCGGTGGTGGCACGTCTGATGTAGCGGGATGCATATTAAATGATACAATTATTAATATAACTAAACTTTTACAGCCATGTTAGTCGAGACACCAACTCAGCAAATCGAGGAAGCAGAATTTGCTCATGCTTTTCTTTCATTTTGTACTCTTGTATCTCTATTAAACGGTAAGAAGATGAATTACCCAACAGTGTTTTTGAAGATACTGGAAAATAAAAAAATTCGCGAACTTTATATGGAGCATATACATGAAGATAGTGAATTTGCAGCAATTCGAAAATTTATCGATATGGAGCCATCGATTACAAAAAGTAAATATATAACAAAGTACTTGAATAAGTTAAAAACGCCTCTATTATAGATATGTGGATGAATTTGAGAAAAATATTTACAATACATATTTAGCAGTATCGAGGTCTGTTGTTAATAAGCCCTTCCGTATACGTCAAAACTTTAAAGATTTTGAGCAGAAGCCCGAATATGCAGCTGTAGTAAAACTCGGTAAATTTTTTAAAAAGCATAAACAGGTCAATATTAAAAGCTTCTTCGAAGCTCCTTTTTTTGTATATGGAGATGATCATTTCGATTTAAGTTTTTTCTGCTCTTATAAAGCAATTAGTGTATATACAAAATACAACGACAACTTCTTAGTCGATAATCCTGGAAGTAGAGTTTGTTTACAGAAGATAAAAGATAGTATTATTTTTATTAGTAATTACTGCAAACAGCAAAATATAAACATTAATCATTATATAGCTCATAAGGAGCCCGGTACACTATATAATGCATTTTTAAATCATTTAAAAAACAGGCAAATAAATGTGTATATTTTATTTGCCTATTCACAATTTGATAGTATAATAACGTTGTTAGATTATAATATCAAACAAACATTCTCACCGTCATTAGCTCGAATAAAATATTTGAGAACAAAACTATACACGGCTAACCAAACAAAAAAAAATATCGATATGTTTAAAACGTATCTTGAAAAACAAAAAAAATAAAATATAATTAAATCATGAGTAATATAACAAAATCAATGTTCGAATCCATTCGCGGTGCATTAGCAGCTGACGAAGGAAAATCATCAAATAATGCCAATATCCTGCGTACTGAACCGGGTAATACTTACACGGTACGACTTCTACCGTTCGCTGCAGATCCGTCGAAGACGTTCTTTCATTATTTTCAACATGGCTGGAATAGCTTTTCTACAGGTCAATATGTAGCAGCGATTTCGCCTCAGACGTTCGGTGACCGTGACCCAATTGCAGAAACCCGTTATAAATTTTATAGAGGTAATGATGAAGAAAAGGCGATTGCTAGTAAGATTATGCGTTCCGAAAAATGGCTTGCTAATGTTTATGTTGTAAATGATCCTGTTAACCCGGATAATAACGGTAAAACTATGGTTCTACGTTACGGTAAACAATTACATAAAGTTATTGCAAGTGCAATCGACGGCGAGGATGCTGGCGATCTTGGTCCTCGTATCTTTGATCTCGGACCTGATGGCGTTAACTTTAAAATTATTGTTGAGAAGCAAGGTGATTTTCCGACGTATGTTTCATCAAAGTTTACCTTTCCTACTGAGATTAAAGGTCTTACAGAAAGTGATCACGAAAAAATCTATAAAAGCGGTGTGGAGCTCAACTCAATCTTCCCTATTAAGAGTTATGATGAACTTAAAGAGATGGTTAATGAGCATATTCTCTGCGAAGATGCTGACTCGCAACGTAGCGAGGCAGCTCCTGCTCCTGTTGCAGTACCTACATCTGCACCAGCTACTGCCGCGCCAGTTCCAGTAGCTGCTGCAACAACCACAGCTTCAACCGATGATAGTGACATTCAAGATTTGCTTGACGGTCTAGATATCTAATATATATATGGAAGATCAAGAACAGGTCCCGCCAAGTAGCTTCGAGAGACAGCTTACTCCAGAAGAAGAAAAAGCGGTGCTTATTAACTTCATGGGTAATACCTACGGTGAAGTTAAGAAGTTAGATAGTAACGTCGTCGGTAATTCACCGTCGCTCGGTAATCGCAGCGACGGTATCAAACAGCATCTAGAACATGTTGTAAAGTCTAATGCAGCTAATACACCGGTAAATACATCACCTGTTCAAGCTCAACCGGTACAGCAGCCAGTCGAAGCTGTACCGGTTGTACCTCCTCCACTGGTGCAGCCCGGTCCATCGACGGTAAATGAAGTACATTCCCAGCAAGACAATAATCAACTAACCTTCAGTTTCGATGTAAACGAGAAAGAAGAATTATTTACATTGATCGAAAAAATATTAACAAGGTTAGATAAATTGCACCGTAAAGTGGATGATCTAGTAGAAAGTGGTAAAAATAGCAAAGTCACTTCTTTACCGATCAAGAAGCAAACAAAAAAAAAATCAGTTGAACCAAAAGAGGAAACCTAGTATAATTGAGGTAATATATGGCATATTTAAAACTAAAAAATAAGAAAGACTTCATTACTAACTTTCTCGGACCTATATCAAATCTAAATGATATGTGCGTTCTTAAAGTTACTAGCAATAGCGTCTCATGTACAATTGCAGCAGCCGATTCGACTGTTGTATGTAGAGCTGATTTAGAATGTGAAGTTGATATAGGATCGGTAGAATCCGTTACTCTAAATATACCCGATATTAAAAAGCTAATCAGAGTATTAGATATCGTACCGGAAAATGAAATATCTATAACAATAAAAATAAACGATAATAATATTTCCTATAGTAAGAACGGGTATAAGTTTAGATATCATGTCCTTGACGATGGTATTATTAAACTACCTAATATTAATGTTAATAAGATTAATAACCTGGAGTTTGATACTAACTTTAAAGTTACCGAAAAAGATCTAGGAATGCTATATAAGGGTAGTTCATTTACTACTGAAACATCTAAGCTTTACATCTTTCAGGAAGATGAAGGCATCTCTGGTGAGTTGGGCGATAAGAATCGTCATAATACAGATAACTTCGTATGCGTGTTAAGCGAAACATATGAGGGTAATGCCTTATCAAAACCTCTCGCAGTTAACTTTGAATCATTTAGATTATTAAGTTTTGGAGGAAGTCGTGAAGTTAATTTTAGAGTTAACCAAGATATGGGAATCATTACTTGTGCACTGAAAAAAGGCAGCACATCATTGATTTACGTTGTATCTGCATTAATTAATTAATATGCTAAACAAAGACGGTAGACTTAAAGAAAAGAAAATTAGTAATAAGCTTAAAACAGCTGGTTATACTATTAAGAGGTTAAAGGATAATGGCTTTGTAGTATTTAAGATGTTCAACGCTTATAGTACTATTGATCCACGTCGATGGACGATCATGATCAACCCCGGCGATGCATCTGTTTATATGACATGTCATCATAATAAAGATAATCTAAATGAGGTATTATTTGAGTTGGATGACGGTGGTAACAACTTTAACCGCGGTTTCTTTGTTAAGACAGATAGTATTGAGGTTATTGTTAATGAGCTTATATCAAAAGGAGTTAATAACGACCCGTCGAAAAATCCATTTAGTAAGCTTAAATAATCATATGGATGATAAATCCTCAGAATCAGACGAGTGTAACGATGAAAAATCAAGTACCGTTCCACCTCTTTCTGCGCTAGCGGATGTAAAGATAGATAAAGTAATCCAAGATGCGATGCGCTTAATAATAAAAGAGCAACTTATCAAAGAGAATACAAATACGGATATTGATGCAATGATAGCTACATGCGCTGAGTTTATGAAAAGCTTTATCATAATGGGATATGATCTTAATGATAATGCTATTGCGCCGATATTTTATGCAAAGACAGATCTGGAAGCAGATGCTCTATCTCATTATATGCAGCAATATTTTGTTGCATCAATGAAAGGCGGTGGTTGATTATTTATATATATACTGTATAATATATATATGAATATAGCTATACTCGGGACCGGATTTATCGGTAAATATCTTCAAAGTTTTTTAGCAGATAAACACTTTACATATCTTTTGAATCAGACAGATGATCAGTACCACGTATCGGGTCGTCTTAGAAAATTTATTAAAGCTCATAAAATTGATGCTGTAGTTAATACCTGCGGTTATACTGGTTACCCTAACGTCGATGCATGTGAAGATAGTAAAGCTTCTTGTACTTATTATAATATTACTGTACCGCTAATAATTGAAGAAGAATGTAAAGCTGCAAATGCTAAATTTATTAACGTAAGTTCTGGTTGCATCTATACCGGTTACGATAAAGATTATACGGAAGAAGATGAACCTAATTTTGGTATAAGCAATCCCGATTCTAGTTTTTATAGTAAGACAAAGCATCTAAGCGAGATGTTTTTAGATAAAGACTTTACTAATATTATTCGTATTAGAATGCCGGTTACAAGTAGGATGGACCATAAAAACCTTCTTTCAAAACTAGCAAAATATGATAATATTATCGACTTTAAAAATAGTAAAACCGACGTAACAAAATTATGTCAGTTTGTTGAGGTGGTTGCAGAGAATTTCAAACCCGGTATATACAATGCAGTGCATAGTAATACTCTAACAACGAAGGAAGTTACAGATATTATGACTGAGTATGGAGTTAAAAATGATAATTGGAAATTTGTACCTTATGAAGATTTACCTATTAAAGCTAATAGAAGTAACTGTGTTTTAGATAATAGTAAAGCTAAGAGAGATTTTAATTTTGATTTCGGTGATGAAGAATATTTCGTAAGATTAAACGCATCAATTTTAGGAAGGTCATTAAAATGGGAGGGGAAATAGTAGGTTTCACAGCTGGTAATTTTGATTTACTTCACCCAGGGTATATTTACACTTTCGAAGAAGCTAAAAGACATTGCGATAGATTTCTTGTCTTCCTTCAAAAAGATCCTTCAGCGACGAGGTATACAAAATATAAACCTGTTATACCTTATTATGAAAGATATAAGACGTTAATGGCTATACAGTATATTGATGAGGTATATATGTATCAAACTGAAGAAGAATTAATAGAATTAATTAAATTTTTTAAACCAGATATTAGAATATTAGGTGAAGATTACATTGGTAAACCGTTTACAGGGGATGATCTTCCTCCAAAAGTTATATATACAACGAGGTCGCATGAATGGTCAACTACAAAAATTAAAGATTTGATTACAAAACAGACAATTAAACAAAACCCAGATATTTTAAAAGATGAGTAAGAATATATTAGTTACCGGTGGTTACGGGTTTATAGGAGGTAATTTTATCCGATTTATTAGAGATAATTTCCCGCAGCATCGTATTGTTTGTCTAGATAAAAATGGATATGCTTCTAATAAAGAATATGTAGCTGGTTTATGTGATAAAGAATATGAATTTGATTTAGTAGACAAGGATGAACTTGATATACTTTTTGACACGGAAGATAAATTTGATTTTATATTCCACTTTGCAGCTGAATCTCATGTAGATAATAGTATTAAAGCTCCATCCATATTTGTGCAATCGAATGTAGTAGGTACGCAGAATTTACTTGAGTGTTTTCGCGCAGCAAAATACGGTAAGATGGTACATATTTCAACTGATGAGGTTTACGGACATTTAGGGTTTAATGACACCTCATTTACTGAGTCGACTCCGATTGACCCCCGTTCACCATACGCAGCTAGTAAAGCATCAAGTGATCTCCTGTGTATGGCTTATATTAATACCTTCGATTGTAATATTAGTATTACTCGATGCTGTAACAATTACGGCCCTAATCAACATAGCGAGAAATTCATACCGACTATTATAAAATCACTTAGCACGGGTAAGAAAGTTCCTATTTACGGAGAAGGTTTAAATGTACGTGAATGGATTCATGTATATGATCATAATTTAGCTGTATGGGCCGTAGCTACTAAAGGTAAAAATGAAGTATATAACATCGGATCCGGGATAGAGCTTACAAATATCGAATTAGTTGATAGAATATGTACTATTATGGGTAAGGATTTAGATAAAAATGCAATATTTGTTGAAGATAGACTCGGTCATGATTTTAGATATAGTATAGATAGTACTAAAATTCAAGATGAGCTGTTTTTTGAGCCCCTATACAAAGATTTCGATAATCAATTAGAGCAACTAGTCAAAGAATATGGATAAGAAGCTTAAACAAGGGGATGTATATGCTATTCATCATGGTGATTACGCCGGGCAGATGATTGTGTATATTATGCAAGATAGAATGGAACAACGATATAATTTTCTTGCACTGCCAGACATGAAGACATTAAAAATTAAACAGAGAGATTTTGATGCTGGTATTAAGACAAATCTTGTAAAGTTTGTCGAGAAAGTACCTAAACATGTTATAAAAGTCATATTAGCTCAATATAAGAAAAATGAACATACTAACAATTGACGGTAATAACCTTGTACATAGAGTTTACTGGGTAGCTAATAATATGCTCAAGAAAGACGAGAACTTTCATGTGTATATGTTTTTAAATAGTGTTAGAAGTTACGCGGAAATGTATAATGCTGAGAGAGTATACTGTGTTTGGGATGAGAAGCCTGATTATAAGCCTAATAAGCGTAAAGAACTCTTAGCAGAATATAAGGGTACAAGAGATACTAGCGAGCAGGGCAGAGAAGTTCATCAAAAAAATGAACTTATAAAAGATATATTGCAAAAAATGGGTATTCCTTCGATATATCCTCGCGAATATGAAGCAGATGATGCTATTGCTGTTATCGATTATTTGTTCCACCCGCATAAGCATATTATAGTTACTGTAGATAGAGATTTGTGTCAGTTAGTCAGCGAACGAACTGTAGTATATGATCCCATCCGTAAAATAGAAATAAATCTTAATAACTTCGAAGAAAAGTTAAAATTTCCGAAAGAACAGTTTCTTAGAGCTAAAGCTATAGCTGGCGATAAGAGTGACAATATACCCGGTATTAAAGGTTTCGGTCAAAAGAAGATTGAAAAGTTTTTTAGAGGCGAAGTTAAATTTACTGATGATGAAAAACAGCAATTTGAGAAAAATATTGAATTAATGACCTTAGTTGATGACGGATCGGAAGGTGATTATGTTTATGAACAGATCGATACCTGCTCATTCGATACAGATTGGGAAGGCTTTAAGTCGCAAATTAAGGAATTAAAGTTTACTAATATACTAAAGAAAGAAATGCCCTGGTATACGACTTTTTTCCAGACTAATAGATTATTAGAATTACTATCTTAAATAATTATATGAATCCGAACGACTTTATTAACCCGACGCAAATTAGATCGCCATATACTGGCGAAACATCTCGACCTACTTACAATTCTTACGATAAAGGAGGTAAGACATATGAGCAAGCTGTATTCTCAGATCCTGTAACCGGTCATGTTATTAAAAAAGGCCTCGTATCAATTAAGGACACACAAACAGGTGAGGTTATTGCTGATTATAATAGTGTGACGGGTAAGAGTGTTACTACACAAAGTAGGAGCTAACTATTGATTAATACTATTGCATAAACTATAATAAGTATGTGATAGTAGTACCAGAGCAATACACAATACAGGCATTATACGAAAATATATATAAGATATCGTATAATAAATACAATCATACATATAATGGTTGCTGTCCTATATGCAAAGAAGGCGATTCTTGGGGTAAGAAGAAGCGATTCTACTATATACCTAAAAAGGATCTAGCGTATTGTCATAATTGCGGATACAGTAAGAAGACTTTAAGCTTTCTTTTGGATGTTACTCACAAGCCTTTACATTTTATTATTAATGAGATAAAGGAATTTGATATAGAAGAACAAATACCGGTAAAGGAAGTTAAAGAAGAGAGAAGGCAAGTAGATAAGAGCTTACCAGAAGACTGCATCAATCTTTCCGATCCAAGCCAGGTTGAATTTTTTAAAAGTTCTGCACCTGTAATAGCAGCACTCGATTTAATTAAAAAAAGAAAACTCAATAAAGGTATTAATAGACCGAAAACGTTTTACATTTCATTAAAAGATAAAGTACATAAAAATAGACTAATCTTACCCTTCTATGATGAAAATGGAGATATTATTTTCTATCAATCACGAGGGTTAATGAAAAAAGATTTATATGATCGCCCGAAATATCTCAGCAAGGTTAATGCTGAGAGAAGTTTGTATGGTATGCAGAACATTAACACTGAGCTTGATCATGTTTTTATTTTCGAAGGACCGATCGATAGCTACTTTGTTGAAAATGGATTAGCTACTTGCGGTATTACTGAAAGAAGTGATAAGATGTTTACAGCACTACAAAAAGAGCAGATGAGTAGATTGAATTTATATGAAAAAATTTATGTATTAGATAATCAATACTGCGATAAAGCAGCTTTAAGTAAAAGTATTATATTGGCTGATAATAATGAAAAAGTTTTTATATGGCCTAAAGAATTAAAGCAGTTTAAAGACTTTAATGATATATGTGTAATCGGGAATAAAGACAAAATAAGACCCGAATTTATATTAAAAAATACATATTCGGGTCTTAAAGCTAAATTATTATTAACTGAGATTAAAAATAATTAGTTATAGTAATCTGTTTTATCTCGAAACCCGTACTCATCACGTATAACACCTAAAAACGAACCAAAATTATCCTTCGTTAAGCCTTTTACGAGAAACTCGAGCTCTTTATCGCCAATTGCTTCGGCAAAATTAGTAGCAGCGTCAATAAAATTATCAAATTCGCCGATTGTTTCTGTTTTAGCAGGTACTAAATCGTCATCTAATCTACCACTTTCTGGGTCTAATTCATCTTCTTCACCGGTCTCGATGTAAAAGTCCTTCTTATGGTAAAGCTTTTCATCCTTTTTATGATGTAAATTAATATTAAGTCTTGTACCATCGGCAAGTGTAAGGACATCGAATTGCTTATCGTGTTTAACAACTTTACTCTTTCCTTTAAAGCTTGTTTCACCACCACCAGAAGTATCTCTAGTTGCATATACTACTGTTTTACCAATAAAGTTAGATGCCCCAATATCGTAATCAGTATTACCTAAATCTTCATTAGACTCGTTATCTTCAATGAATTCATCTTTGAGATAAGCTTCGAAAATTAAATCTTGGTCTGTTTTCATATTATGATTTAATTAAATTTATACTTTGGATCGTTAGCACCTGCTAAATAACCTTTAAGAATTTCACTGAGTGATGAGACTTCCATTGCTACTCTAGCAATTTTTTTAGTTTCAGCATTTGAGATACTATCGAAAATTGTATCTGGCTCTGCAGAGTTAAGAGATGTTTGGATACTGTCAGATGTACCGTTAAGGTAGTTAGAGAACTCGTCCATCTTCTGAATCCAACTATTTAATTCATCATACATTTTTCTTTGTTGATCGTTAATTGACGATGTAACATCAGCAGGTGCATCAGCTCCGAGCTCATCAGCAGTTACATCTTGTAGTTCAGCATCAAGAGCTTGAGCATCTGAAAGCTCTTCATCTTGTTCTAAAATTTTATTAAATCTCTTTAAATATGTACTCATATTTATATTTATGTAAAATAGTATAAATATATACATGAGACGATCAATTTTTGAGGATAGTGAAATTCCAGACGTTCAAAGACAAGTCGCTGGTATAGGTACATCAGCTGTCGACGCAGGAGGTATGAGATTAGATAGCTTATTGCAGCATAAGAATGAAGATATGAAACCTCAAGCTGGTAATAAATTATACCCTATAAACAATATAGATGAAGCTATTTCAGATGCATTTATAAATATCTCAAATGCTCAAAGACTTCTTGATATAGCTAATCAAAACCCGACGCTAAAACCTAGTAAAAAATTGATTGTAAAATTGGAGAATAATCTTAAGCAGGTAGCTCATTTATTAGTTGACTTTGATGAAACATTGTCTATAATAAAGGGTGATGAGAAGTAGTTTTGTAAAGATTTTATATTCAATAATATTGACTGCTAGTATAAGTACATTAGTAGGGCTGATATTTAAGAGTAATTTTTGGTACGCATTCTCTTTAACTACTATTTTGCAGGTTACAGGGTTTTCAATACTAAACCAGATTTACAGTAATCGATTGATGCAGTCACTTGAAGCAGTAAGAGCTGATCAGGTAAGGGAGCAGAATCGAAATTACACAAGCGTCGAGTGTCCTTGCGGTCATATACAGTCTGTTGATATACGGTTTGACATTAAGACGGTATATGTTTGTGATAAATGCAATAACCAGGTGAGCTGTCAACCATCAGTAAAGACATTCCTAGTAACATCACCGATATATTTTGGAAAAGATAATGAAGAACATTGAAGATATGACAACTGAGGTGCCTAGTACATCCCTGCAACCTAAGGTCACTGCTGAAGAAATTACTTTGCAGTCTATTAACGGTATACTTTTAAAGACATTTTCACATGAGAATGCTGATAATTTTAAAGCTGGCCAGGCAAGGCAAGGTCAGCGGGCATCTACTTCTACCACCATATTGAAGGATTTACTGTATAAAGAAATAGAAGATTTACATCTAACACGAGGTACAGAAAATACCGAAAGAGCGATTAACAGCATGACGAGAAAAACTTTAATGCATCAAGTTGATAATATTATAAGTATTCTCGAAATGTCAACCAACAAGACTGCGGACAATAGATATTATATGCTAGGCATACTCGTAAAGGCTCTATATCAAAAATAGGAACATATATATAATTATAATATGACAAAAGAAAAAGACTTATCATTAATGTCTATCGATGAATTAGAGCAGGAGAATCTAGATTTTCTCTCCAGGCTTACTTGCCTTATATACGGGGTAAATGTTGCAGCTGATGCAGCGGAGAAGATGGGAATAGATACTACACGTAGCAGTGAGTGGATTAAGCCTATCTTTTTTCAGAAGTATGTAGAAGAGAGACACAAGGATATGAAATATAATATTAGTAAAGCTCTTAGAGGTTGCGACGATGAAGTTTATTCCTGGTAATTCATTCACTAATAGAACGAC